ACATAAATGCTTAGGTTGACATTCAAGAGTGTAAGGTATAATATTTTCTCGAATAATATCATCTGGTAATGTTTTTAATAAATTACAAAATTTTATGTAGTCAAACATAATTATTATTTAAATCCATATTAAATATTTAAATAGTTATAATATTTATAATTTAGGTATTATTTTCTCTCTACACATACAACAATATCCTCCTGTAGATTGATTCTTTATCATATTTCTGGTAAAACAATGTAAACAAATTTTATGTCCACATGGAGGCATAAAATAACTAGTAGGTTTAAATTCTTCTAAACAAATAGGACAACTATTTTCTCGATGTTCCCTTTTCTCTTCATTTTCTCTCTCTATTAATTCTTTTATTTGATTTTCAAACTGATTTAATTTATCAAATGTGCTTTTAATATTAACATCGATATTTTCTATATTTTCAACTTTAAATTCTAATGCTTTTGATGGTTTTAATTCTGGAAATTTTTCCATTCGATATGGATTAGCAAGACATTTTGATAAAGATTTGGGATAAATATTCTTTTCCAAAAAATCTTTAATTTCCTGTTCTTCTTGAAGTCGTTTAATAAATAGATCAATGTCTTCCATGTTGAGAGAAATTATAAAAAATAATAAATCTGTAAAAGTATTTCAATTTTATTTTTAATTTTAAATAGTTATAGTGTTTACTTGTCGTTTACTTTTATAAATAACACTTCCCGTTTCATTACCTTTTTTTAAATTATTACATTTTGTATAACAAATTTTTAAGTTTTTTAAATTTTTATATTTAGTATTATTTTTACATAAGGTTGCTGCATAAGCTAAAACATCTTCATCTGGATTATTATCCTGTATTATTACATGACAAGATGGAAATGAATTTAAATGTAACCAAATATAATCACAATTAAAATTAATAATATCCCAATTTTCTTGGGCATTTTGTCCAATAATAATAGTTGTATCATTAAACTCTTCTGTCTTCATTATTGTATTATATTGATTTAAAAATAGAAATTATTTTAAATCAATTTTATTCAAAATAAATATGAGTTCTAGTTTTGGTTTTATCGTTATTTAAAACTATATTTGAATATTTATTTTTTGACCATTTTTTATATTCTTTCATCGTCAACCATAATGTATGTGTTCTTAGTTGTTCCATTATATATACTACAATTTACTCTTTAAATATTTTTATAAAGGCATTCCCCAGTCATCTGTAGTTTTTTGAAAGCAATTACATGCTTCTAAATCTTTGGTTTGAGATTCCTTTCCACAAAAACTACAAATATATTTAAAGGTTTGTGTCATAATGGATAATTTACCACTTTTAAATAAATTTTCAAGTTCACTATACCCCCCTATATGTGTGCCATTAATGAAAATATTAGGCACTGTTTTGTGATTAGTTTTTGAAATTAGATTCTCATGTAAAATTGAACCTTCTTGCATTGTATCCAATTCAAAAACTAAAGGTTGTATGTTACAAGTTTCTAATAATTGTTTAGCTTTGTTACAAAATCCGCAGGTTGTTTTACTAAAAACACATACTTTATTCATATCAATGTAAAAATCTACTAAAGACATATATTATTTAATATTTTATTTTTAAATAATAAATTAATAATTATTTAGTTGCAGTATTATCCTTTGGTTTATTTTTGATAAAGTGTTTATTCATAAATCTTTGAATATTAAAATAAGTGACTTGTGTATTTTCATCAGTTCCAAGTAATTCATGTAGCTTTGAATCAGGCTTAATGACTCGGTTATTCTCATCTGTAGTAAGAGAATTTTGCTTAATGTAACTGCAAATAAATTTGGTTACTTCTGTTCTAGCAATCTCGCTACCATGATCCTTACCCATAAAATCACATAAATCATTCGAAATTGGTGATGCAGCTGCAAATCCAGAAGGCTTTCTATTACCCTTGGACATCTTCTTTGTTACTTCCTTTTTATGTTGCTTAATTTCCTTTTTTACAGTCTTTTCCAAACTTTTTAATTGGTTAGACAATGCAGTAATTTGCACCTTAAATTGGGATAAAGTAGATAAAATAGCTGTAAATTGATTATCAATTTGACAATCCTCAACAACTTCGTTCATTTGTTCTGTTTCAATACCACTCATTATATATATTACATATATGTAGTATCTTTAAACTAATTTTTATAAATTGTTAAAAGTATTTGAATTAATTTATAAAAATTAAAAATTATTAATTTAATATTATTTATTATTTATCTGGTTTGTTCAGAACGATTTCCAGGGCGGCGAGATGCAGTCTTTCTCCTGGTTAAAACCCACTCCTCATCATCACGACCACCTTCCCGAGGACCTGAGCCTCGGTATTGAGGACGACTATCGCGATCAGATGTAGACCTAGGAGGACGAGAAGCTGGACGACGAGGAGCAGAAGCACGAACCTCATTTCGGGTCTCACAAAGAAGTTGCCCTCCTGCAATACCAGAAACAGTCTGAGCTTGATACTTGTGATCACTATCCTCAACTGTAGTCAAAGAAAATTGAACATACTCACCTTGAACAAGATACTTGTATTGTTCCTCTTTTACCTGGATAGAACTATGATGAGTAAAAACATCGGTGTTCTTTTCAACCTCACTAGATTCGGGTGTAGAAACTACTGTAATAAAACCATACCCGGCCTTATTATTAAACCACTTTACACGGCCAGTATAAAGCGTAGCAGATGTGACAGCATTAGACTCTGAACTCATTATATACACATGTAATAGGTAAGCTTTAAGTAGTTTAGGTAATTGTTTTTAATAAAAAAACAATAAAATCATAATCAGGTTCTTCTTCATAAGTCAAGTTATTTACATATTCGCCCAACTCTAATAATTTTAACGGAACTTCCTTATTGCCTTTCATCGTGGTTAAAAATTCTTTTTTTATTTTCAACATCTCCATTTCTTTTTCTTTTAAATTGTCTATTTTTAAACCTTGCCAAGGTAATTTACCTAAATACAAATAAAATAAAATATATACCATTGATATTATATCATCTCTACGACTTGGTTCTTCCCCATTATGTATATTAATACTTACATATCTTAATGTTCCCGTTATAGTCTCATGATTCTTGTTCGGTTTATGTAATCCATTTTTATCAATATATTGTTTAGATAATCCAAAATCTATTAATTTTATTTTATCACTAGACAGATCTATTAAAAAATTACCTGGTTTAATATCCCTATGAATTATACCATAACTATGAATATTTTTTATTGAAAATAACATTTGTAATCCAACTTTCCTTATTAATCCCATCCAATTTTTTGCTTGTAAAATTGATCTATTATAAAATTCATCTACCTGGCAACCTAATAATTCCATTATTAAAAAATTATAACTAGCTGTTTCTCCATAACATTTTATTTTTACTATATTATCAAAATCTTTTAAATAACGCAATATAGTAGTTTCATATTTCAAAGTATTTTTGGAAGATTTTTTTTCTATTTTTATAGCTACATGTTTTTTTTTATAAATTTGCATAGCTTTCCATACTTCTCCATATGATCCTTTACCTATTTTATGTAACAATTTATAGTCATTTATTAATTGCATTACTATAATAAAAATATATTATTTTTTTTACAAAAATAAAAATTGAATCCAATTAAAGATATAAAAATTATATTATTCATATTAATCATGGTTTTCGTTTGTAAAGACAAGTTTCCTTCTAATGAACAAATTAAAGAATATTTTGAAAAATTTCCTTTTGAATTAAGTGATTTTCAAAAATATGCTATAAAAGCTATTGTAGAAGAAAATCACATTTTAATAACAGCACACACCGGGAGTGGCAAAACTTTACCAGCTGAATTTGCTATAGAATATTTAGTTGGTAAAGGAAAAAAAGTAATATATACATCTCCAATAAAAGCATTATCTAATCAAAAATTTCATGAATTTTCAGAAAAATTTCCTAATATTAGTTTTGGTATTTTAACAGGGGATATTAAGTTTAACCCTGAAGCTGATGTTTTAATTATGACCACAGAAATTTTAAGAAACACACTCTTACAAAAAAAAACTGATAATTCTAATGTGCCTCTTCAATTTGAAATGGATTTTCATAGCGAATTAGGAGCAGTAGTATTTGATGAAGTTCATTATATTAATGATGCCGATAGAGGCAAAGTATGGGAAGAAACAATCATGTTTTTACCTAATCATGTGCAATTAGTTATGTTATCTGCAACCATTGATAAACCAGAAGAATTTGCAAAATGGATTGAAGATGTAAAATCCGATGAAATTAACAAAAAAACTGTTTATTTAGCTCCAACAAACCATAGAGTTGTTCCATTAAAACATTATCTTTATACAACTATGCCCCAAGGACCATTTAAAAATATTAAAGATAAAGAATTTATAAAATTTATAAACGGATTTTTACACAAACCAATTGAAATCAAAGATAATAATAAACTATTCCATGAAGATAACTATGAAAAAGTTAGGAAATTACTCGATTATATAAAAAAAAATAATTGTTTTATTAAACCTTCCTTTGTTTTAAACGAAATTACCAAATATTTAAATAAAAATAATATGTTACCTGCAATTTGCTTTGTATTTTCACGAAAAGGTGTTGAAAAATTTGCTGAATGTATAAATGTTTCTTTATTCGATGAAGAATCCACTGTTCCATCTACCATAAGACATGAATGTAAACAGATTCTAAGAAAACTTCCTAACCATAAAGAATATACTAACTTACCTGAATTTGATTTTATTATTAAATTACTAGAAAAAGGTATTGCAATTCACCATTCGGGAGTTATGCCTATTTTCCGGGAAATGATTGAATTATTATTTGCAAAAGGGTATATTAAGCTTTTATTTGCAACTGAAACATTCGCAGTAGGAATTAATATGCCAACTAAGACCGTCATATTTACTGGATTTGATAAATTCAATGGCTCAAATATGAGACTATTATACCCTCATGAATATACTCAAATGGCAGGAAGAGCAGGCAGAAGAGGTTTAGATACAATTGGACATGTAATTCATTTAAATAACATGTTTTCCTTACCCTATACATTTGATTACAAAAATTTATTGAATGGAAAACCACAATCATTACAATCCAAATTTCAAATTTCCTATAATTTGATATTAAATTTCCATCAATATAATAATAATACACTGGATTTTGCATCTAAAAGCATGTGTTTTGGAGAGATTGCAACGGAAATTAAATCTTATGAAAATAAATTAGATGAATTAAAAATAGATTATAATAATAAACTCCAAAATCCGGTGTATGATTCTGTTATTAAAAATAAAGATAAATACGAACAATATTATAAACTTACTGAAGACATTAAAACTAGTAAACAAAAAGTTAGAAAACAAATTCAAAAAACATTAGAACAAATTGAAAATGGTAATAAGCAATTCAAAAATGAGTTACAACAATATGATTCATTAATAAAATTAGAAAATGAGATAAATAAACACGAATGTTATATTAAAAACTTGAATGATTATTTCTTACTTGCTTATAATGAAAAATCAATATTTCTTCAGAACATGTCATTTCTAGATCATGATAATAAAGTATCCGAAAAAGGAATATGTGCAACCTATATACAGGAAACTCATTGTCTGGCTTTTATTGACTATTTCTTTAAATTAAATCAATTTGAAAATTTATCTGCTATTGATATTGCAGCTTTATTAAGCTGTTTTAGTAATATAAGAGTAAAAGATGAAGTTAAAATATATGATGCTTCCAAATTGTCAATTCATTGTGAATTAATAGATTCAGTCAATTTATTAAACCAAGTATATGACGAATATATTACAGAAGAATGTAGACTACAAGAAAAAAATTCTGATAATTTGGAAATTTCCTATGAATTAGTCGTTCCTATTCATGATTGGTGTAATTCCCATGATGAAGGAACTTGTAAATTTGTAATACAATCATGTGAAAATCAATATGAAATATTTACAGGAGAATTTATTAAAGCAATTCTTAAAATTAATAATATAGCAAATGAATTAAAAAATGTAGCAGAATATTTGGGAAATGTTGAACTACTTCATAAACTACAAGAAATACCAGAATTAACATTAAAATTTATAGCTACAAATCAATCTCTTTATGTATAAATTTATTTCAATTAGAAATTATAATAAAATATGTAATCTTATTTTTTTCTTCAAAGTTGCTTCTTCATGAAATACATATACTTTAAATTTATATTTCTGGAAATTTATCAAATCAAATCGAGATGTAATTCGTGAAACAGATTTTAAATCTTCAAGATAAACTATAT